AGAAGCATATAATAGAGCATTGACAAGCCGTGATGCTGAAAAGTATGCTGAAGGTGAAGATGAAGTAATTGATATGGAAGTATTGATTAATGAAATTGCATTACTTAGAAATCGTTGGCTTGGTATTATGAAGGCCTTAGAATCTAAGAATTTTATGTTAGGTCATATTGTTCGCTTGAGGGCTGCCGGTATGGAAGATATCACAATAGGTTAAATTTGACAATAAATGGATTTGGCTATATAATAGAGTCTTATTCAGTTGAAAGGGATTTATGGGATATCGTGTTGTTGCTGACAAGTATCAGATGGATGAAATGCGTACCAAATATGGTCCTAGAAACGGACTAGAAGGCCCGTTCAATTTCTCCGGAAGAGTGTTGTATTATGACAACAGTGAAGGCCAGTACTATGATCCTAGGTCCGATTTCTACGTAGAACAGTCGGAAATGAATGAAATTCATGCTAGTTTGATAGCCAAAATTTGACAATAAATGGGCTTTCTGCTATAATAGAATCTTAGACAGTAAAGAAGAGGACTACAAAATGACTACAGAATTTAAATCTTGGGAAGAGTTGACACAATTGGAACAAGCCCGGGAACTTTACTGGGATATGTACAAGGACGCTTACGGTGTTCGCCCTCGCGGTGTTGACACTTCAACTTGGACTTTGGAACAGTTTGAAGCTGAGTTTGAAGGACTTGGTGTAGCTATTGAAGCCGAAGATAAGGCCCGCAAAGAGGCAGAAGCTACTGCAACTGTTGTTTTTGAGCAACGGATTCAGTCATTGGTTGATGCTGGTGCTAAGGACCGTACAACAGCAATGCGCTGGATCCACGAAGCTGAGGATACTCAAAGCGATGATGAGTACTTGTGCTATACATTGGGCTTGCCTTATATGTATTTTCGTAAGGCCGCATAAGGCACAAAATTTGACAATAAATGGATAACGTGATACAATACTTGTATTGACACTGAAATAAAGGAAACAAATGTCTACTATTCGCATTCTCTCTGGCTCTTATCGTAAACAAGCAGTAGTCAATACTGAGTTTACACTAGTCAAGGGTTTTCAGACAAGTAAAAAAGGTAGTTATGTGACTGTAAAAAATGACGGTCAATTCGCAATCAATATCCCTGCAGTTAAGGTACTTGTTGATAATATTAATCAAATTGAATTTTTGAATGGAGATAATGTGATAGAAAATACAGTAAAATTTGCAAAAGAAGTTGTGAAAGAAACTGAAACAGAAGCAATGGACCGTATTGCTACTCGTTTCGAGGTCCTTGATGAAATGTCACGTGCTTGTATCAATGGTGATATCCGTGCTATGATTGTTTCAGGCCCGCCCGGTGTCGGCAAAAGTTATGGTGTTGAGACACAAATGGAAAAAGCAAGTATGTTTGACAAGCTTGCAGGTAAGAAAGTTCGCTTTCAAATTGTGAAAGGTGCGATGACAGCATTGGGTTTGTATAGTCAACTGTACAAATATTCTGACACAAAGAATGTGTTAATTTTTGATGATTGTGATAGTGTTTTTACTGATGACTTGAGTTTGAACATTTTGAAGGCCGCACTTGATTCAGGTAAGACACGTAGAATTTGCTGGAACAGTGATTCACGTTTGTTGCGTGAAGAAGGTATCCCGAATACTTTCAACTTCAATGGTAGTGCTATCTTTATCACTAACTTGAAATTCGGCAACTTGAAGTCTAAGAAATTACAGGATCACTTAGAAGCATTGCAATCACGTTGTCACTTTCTGGACCTGACTATTGATGGTGATCGTGATAAGATGTTGCGTATCAAGCAGGTCCATCGTGATGCTGATGGTGGTTTGTTCAAAGACTATGATTTTAATGAAGAACAATCACAAATTGTGATTGACTTTATGTGGGACAATCATACGAAATTGCGTGAAGTGTCCTTGCGTATGTGCTTGAAGATTGCTGACTTAGTAAAGATTAGCCCCGGCAACTGGAAGAATCTTGCACGTACTACATGTATGAAGTCTGTGTAAATTGTTTAATAGAACTTTTGGGGAACTTCGGTTCCCCTTTTTTTTACCTTAGGATAGTAAATGGATTTAAAAACACTTGAAGATGTTGCGACCTTTATGCTTGTCAATATTAGACTAAGCAGGTATGACCTACAATTTGTTAATAACTTAACTACATTAATTATTAGAAATAATACAATCACATCAAATCAGGACTCTCTTTTTAGAAAGATATCATTTAAATATCGAAAACAGTTTATTCAACACAAACTTAATGTTGATGATGTATTATTATTGCCATGGAAATGCAATATGATAGAAAGTTCTCCACAATATACAAATGCATCTATTAGTGTAATAAAGGATAAAATCATATTCAAATCTCCTTTCAGTAAAAGTTTTTTAACTGCACTAAAAAAGAATCCTGTATATTCAATGGAATGGCATAAAGATAAAAGACAATATGAAATGGAGTACGGACCTTCTACACTAAAATCACTAGTGTCCTTAAGTGCAGATTATTTTACTACAATAGATTATTGTCCTATTACTAAAGAAATTATTGATGTTCTTAGTGATTATGAATCAGTTAAATATTGGGAACCAACACTTGTTTATAATAACGGTTATTACTATGTAGCCGCATTGAATGAAGTTCTGTATAACAATATTAAAGATATTACTTTAACCAATGATTTACGAATGATATCGGATTACGTTCAATATGGAATTTATATCAGTGATTCGGTTGTAGAACATTTTTCTAATATTGAAGATCCGCTAAAAGTAAATCTTGCTATTAATTTTCAAAGTGAATTTGAGATTAGAGATTTGGATATTGCTGTTAAATGGTTAAGTGAATTGGGTTGCGATGGTATAACAGAATCATCAAAAATTAGTTCTAAACAATTGTTTTTGTTAGGGGAACATTCGGATAACTTGTTAAATAAATTGAACATTGATATAATAAGAGACCAATCTAACTTGAAATCATATGAGAAACCTGTTATGATACAATATAGAAATTACGGGTTTATGGATATTCCTACAAATCTATTTAAAATTATAAAATGTGTAAATTCGGAACCTGTAAATTTGGGAATTAAATGAAACAATGTAAAATAATCGTTAAAGATGAAGTTAATGTAAAGATAGAAGGTCTTGAATTAGCAGAGCGTAAAGCACTAATGAAAATGTTTGAGTATGAAGTTCCCGGTGCACGATATCTACCTGCAGTACGACTAGGAAGATGGAATGGCAAAGTAAGTTATTTCAGTCTTGCTGGTAGTACATATATTAATCTATTGGAAGAAATACTTCCCGTATTAGACAGAGCAGGATATGATATTGAGTTGGATGATACTAGGGATTATACAACAACCTTTGAATTCGCTGAAGTGTCCGAATCAACGTTCGCTCATAAGAACTGGCCTAAAGGTCATCCCAAAGAAGGCACCCCCGTAGAGCTACGTGATTATCAAATTACTATTGTTAATAACTTTCTAAAGAACCCGCAATCACTACAAGAGATTGCTACAGGTGCGGGTAAAACATTGATGACTGCCGCACTAAGTTATAGTATAGAACAATATGGTCGTAGTATTGTTATCGTTCCGAACAAGAGTTTAGTAACACAAACAGAAGCAGATTACATTAATCTTGGATTAGATGTTGGTGTATACTTTGGTGATCGCAAAGAGTACAATAAAACACATACTATTTGTACTTGGCAGAGTCTTAACAATATGCTTAAGAAAACAAAAGCAGGTGAAGCAGATATTATGGACTTCATTGAAGGTGTTGTTTGTGTCATGGTAGATGAGGTTCACATGGCCAAAGCAGATGCACTAAAGACATTACTGACTGGGGCCTTTGCTAAGGTTCCGATTCGCTGGGGATTGACCGGAACTATCCCTAAAGCTAAGTTTGAAGCACAATCATTGTTTGTTAGTTTAGGTCCTGTTATCAGTAAACTAAGTGCAAGTGAGTTACAGGATCAAGGTGTACTAGCACAATGTCACGTTAATATTGTTCAATTAAAAGATGATGTAGAGTTTAGTAATTACCAAAGTGAGTTGAAACACTTGCTTGAGGATACAAATAGACTAGATGCTATTGCACAACTAATATTAAAGATTAAAGAAACAGGCAATGTATTGATTCTAGTTGATAGAGTTAATGCAGGTAAAGAAATTGTTAGTAGATTACCCGATAGTGTATTTGTGAGTGGTGCTACTAATATGGTTGAAAGGAAAGAAGAATATGATGAAATTGCAACCAGTACAAATAAAATTATTGTTGCGACTTATGGTGTCGCCGCTGTTGGTATCAACATACCTAGGATTTTTAATCTGGTTCTCATTGAACCTGGAAAATCCTTCGTCCGTGTTATCCAAAGCATCGGTCGAGGCATTCGTAAAGCAGAAGATAAAGACTTTGTACAAATTTGGGATGTAACAAGCAGTTGTAAGTTTGCCAAAAGACATTTAACCCAACGTAAGGCTTTTTATAAAGAAGCAAACTACCCGTTTGACTTAGAAAAGTTGACATACAGATAAGAAAGTGTTATAATAACAAAATGCGTATACTCACACTAGAAAACGAATTCTATAACTTAGAAACACTCCCGGACGAAATTGATGACCTTCGATTTGCCATACTAGACAATAGTAATCCACAAAACGTAGACTATCATTACATACCACTTATCTTTTTAGAATCATTTAATAGTCCTGCACTTGTATTAAAGATTGGTGATAGCACTATTAAGATGCCTATTGATTGGCAAATACTAATTGGTGAACAAGAACACGGGGACTTAGAAACATTACCGTTAACAAGTATCAATGATAGAGGGTTCAATGCGTTTGAGTTTAATCCACTAACTAGTTTTAGTCCAAGTTTTGTTTCAATTGAGATTGTAGATATATATCACGATGTAACATGGTATGCACCTCGATTAAAGAACGGACAATTTTTGTGTGTACCATTAGATGATGGTCCTAAGCCTAGATGTGTTTACTTTGTAAAAGAAATTAGTCGTAACTGTGAGATTGTGGATTATAGTCAGGCTTTTTGATGGCAACAAAAAAGATTATCCCTACTGATGAAAAGTTAGAGAATCAAGATTTTAACTTGTTCGAAGCCATTGCGGCACTAGACAAGAAAGATTATGGTTATTACGATAGACTGACCCCTGAACAACAGCGCAAGTTTGTGCCATTCATGTTAATCAAGTGGTTAAGCTACGTGAAAGGTTCAGGAGATATTGCAGGTTATTATGTGATGAGTACAGAATACAATGCTAACAAATACTTCTTTAATGAAAGTGTTAGTAAGCATCCTAAACTACAATGGTACATGTTATGTGCGGCTAGTCCCGGATTAGGTAAACAATATCATCAATGGTTACCGCAAATCAAAGAACGTGTAAGTTTATTAAAAGAACCTGCACAAGTAAAAGAAATAAAAGAATATTTTACAAAGATTTATCCTAAAGCAAGTAGTGAAGATTTAACAGAATATTCAAAAGCATTCGTGCAAGAGCAAAGAAAGAAAATGCATCTTGCAGAAATATATCCCCATTTAAAAATAGCAGATATAGAAGTATTAAGTCAAACGGTTACAGATGAAGATATCACTCAATACGAAAAAGACAGAGGCAACTGATAACACAATCAAGTATGGTTGTGATTTTTGCAATAGAGAGTTCCTACGTGAATCTACTATGGCTAAACACCTATGTGAAAATAAACAACGTTGGATGAACAAAGAATTGCAGGGTAATCGTATTGGGTTTCAAGCTTGGATACAATTTTATAAGAAGAATACTTCAACTAAAAAAGCAAAAACATACGAAGAATTTATTCGCAGTGCTTATTATACAGCCTTTGTTAAGTTTGGTAGTCATTGTGCAAACATTAATGCAATCAACGTTAGTAGATATGTAGATTGGTTATTAAAGAATCAAATTAAAGTTGACACATGGGCAACTGATACTGTATATACAAAATATTTAATTGAGTATTTACGTAGTGAAGATCCGTTTGATGCGATTGCACGTAGTGTCCAAACTACCATAGATTTAGCAGAAAAAGAAGGGATACTAGCTAAAGACTATTTGTGTTATGGTAATATTAACAAGATATGTCATAGTATTACCAATGGTAAGATTAGTCCATGGATGTTATATCAAAGTGACAGTGGTGTAAAGTTCTTAGATAGTTTAAATGAATCACATGTAAAGATGGTCATTGATTATATTAATCCAGAACTATGGAAGATTAAGTTTAACCGTGAAACAGATAATGTGAAACAAGTTAAGGAATTATTGAATGCCGGCGGGTACTAGAGTTCGTATAACATGGCAAACACATCACAAACATCCTATATGGAATGAAACTTGTGCAATAGCGGTAGAAAAGTTTGGTTTACCCGGAGACAAATATGAAACACATGTGACTGAAGATTATATGGATTTTTACTTTAAGGATGAGCGTGATGCTATATTATTTGAGTTGATCTGTGGCTAATATAATTATCAAGGAAATAAACGTAACTAGAGTTTTAGATATAGTATCAGAGGTAAGAAAAATGGGTTGGGTTCAAGGAGTTGATTTTGACTTTGCTTATTACAAAGAAATGTGGGATG